ATTTATATATAATAATTATTATATTATTATTATTTTAAAATTATTATTATATTAATTTATAAATTGACAAGAATTAGTTGTGTCACAAGTGTTTGGACCACCTGCAAAACCACCTTTAATCAAGTTAAAGCTTGTCGGTAAGTAGTTATTGGTTTCATTTACTACACAATCTCTTTTTGGAGTGAAATAATCTTTTTCTAATATTCTTGTACTCAAATTTGTCTCGAAAGGAAAACATGTGTTTTCTTGCGGGTTCAAAGGCGGATAATACCAATCTACTTGTTCTAAATCACGGTACCACCACGCTGGATTAGTTGCTCTTGATTGCTCTGTAAATAAATTGTTACAGGTCGGATATTGAATAGGTTGATTAGGAACATTATAATTTTGATAGTTGTCTTTTCCTAAACAGTCTCTACTTAAAGGCTTATTTACACCCATTAAATCGCTTTCCAAATTGATAGTATTAGTCCTTAGATTGGCTCCCCATTTTTGCACAATAATTTGCGGATCTTCTATATAACACGGATTACTTCCGTTTCCTGGCACATCTAATATATATCGCCCAGGACCAGTTGCTTGCTGTAGTTGTTTTTTTGTTCTACATGGGTCATAAAAAAATCTTGTATTGGCCATTATTACTATTAGTATATTATAATATTACAACAAAATAAAACTTAAAATTTGTCATTTATAAATATCAACATTATGACAACCACCCCTACAATATGTTTGAATATGATTGTTAAAAATGAAAGCAAAGTGATTTTAAGGTTACTACAGTCGGTATTGCCCATTGTTGATTGTTATTGTATTTGTGACACGGGTTCAAGTGATAATACAATCGAAATAATAGAGCAATTTTTTCTCGAAAAAAATATACCGGGTAAAATAATTCATGAGCCATTCAAAGACTTTGCACATAACAGAAATGTTGCATTGAAAGCTTGTCCAGGAATGTCAGATTATGTTCTTTTTTTAGATGCTGATATGATTTTAGACGCAAGAAATTTCGATAAAACCAAACTCAATGATTATGATTTTTTATATATTTTGCAAGGCAGCGAAAATTTTTATTATCAAAATGTTCGAATTGTTCGCAACAATGGGCTCTACAGTTATGCTGGAGTTACACATGAATATATTAATACGCCAGGTAGTGCAAAAAGTAAACTCCTGAGTAAAAATGAACTGTTCATTCTTGATATTGGAGATGGTGGTGCTAAAAGCGATAAATATGAAAGAGATATTAGACTTTTAACAAATGGATTAAAAGACGAACCTGAAAATGCAATGCGATACTATTTTTACTTAGCAAATAGTTATATGAACTGTGGTCAATACGAAAATGCTATTGAAAATTATAAAAAAAGAATAGAATGTGGAGGTTGGGTTCAAGAAGTATGGTATAGTAGTTACAATATTGGTCAATGTTACAAATCTTTGGGTAAAATGAATGATGCAATATATTACTGGCTTGAATGTTTCAATATTTTACCAGAAAGGGTTGAAAATTTGCATGAAATTGTATCACATTATAGAATTATATCAAAACACAAATTAGGATTTCATTTTTACAATTTGGCAAAAGAAATATTAAAAAAACCCATTTTTCGTGATGATTATTTATTTTTGTCCAATGATGTTTATACGTATAAATTGGACTATGAATTTTCTATTATTGCGTCTTATTTGGGTATTAAAAAGATTAATGATGAAGTTGTTAGTATTTTAAATAATTCATGTGATTCCGGGATTAATAATAATTTATTAAGCAACATGAAATTTTATAAAGATATTTTGGTTCCTTATCATAAAAGTGTTGCAGATGATAAACTTGTTATTAAAATAAACAATGAAGATGTTGAATTTAATTCTTCATCTAGTTGTTTGATACAACAAAAAACAGCTAATAAATTTGACAAGGAATACAAATATCTCATGAATATTCGTTACGTTAATTATTATATTACTGAAAATGGTTCTTACATAAATTGTGATAAAAATATTATTACAGTGAATAAGATGGTAGAATTAGACAAAAATTTGGAGTTTGTTTCTTGTAAAAACTTTGAATTGTATTTTGATAATAAAAAATATATTGGTGTAGAGGATATTAAGATTTTTAATGATGTTGACGGCGCCGATGTTCTATTTATTGGTACAGGATTGCACGACAATGGGTTTTTGGGAATAGTTTCGGGTAAATATGATGTTGATAGTAGTAGTAACAACAAATTAATTCCTGTCGAATTGAACCAACGATTTAACAAGTCGGAATGTGAAAAAAATTGGGTCTTTGTCGACTACCGCAAATCAACTCACATTGTTTATAAATGGTTTCCATTGCAAATATGTAAGCTAGATCAAGAAACAAAACTTATTGATGTTGTAGAAACAAAAGAAATGCCTAGAATATTTTCTCATGTTCGCGGTTCGACATGCGGATTTAAATATATTAAACAAACAACGAACAACAGCGGTAATATCACAATCACATACGAAGAAAGTGAAATTTGGTTTGTTGTGCATGTTGTATCTTATGAACAACCTAGACATTATTATCACATGATTGTTGTTTTCGATGAGGAGATGAAGTTGTTGAGATATTCTGCTCCTTTCAAATTTGAAGGAGAACCAATAGAATATTGTTTGAGTATTGTAGTGGAAGATGAGCGAGTTTTAATAAATTATAGCACATGGGATAGAACTACTAGAATTGGTTTTTATGATAAGAAATATATTGAACAAATGTTGAAATACACACCTTAGTAGAGATTTGCAAAATAAAATAAGTATTTTAGTATTTATTGTAATACTGTAAGATTATTTTTATATTTTAGATAAGCATTAAATAAAACCAATTTAGAACAACAATTTTTGTCATTTAAAAAATTGCTATAACTATTATAATATTTCGAAATGTTGTTACTGCAACATCTTCCATTACCTAAATTAACAATACTGTTTTTATCGACAGAGGAACATAATTTATTACAACATCGTTTGTTGTACAAATAATCGTTGTAATCTCTATAATACTCATTTACACTTCTAAGACTATTTATAAGATTATTCGTTTTGTTTTGTAAACATGTGGACATTTTATATTATTATATACTTTATATATTATAATATTTTTATCTTGTTATTATGAAGATGGTAATGGTGCAAGACATAATTTGATACTGCCTAAACTTGCTACATCATATTTTACGACTAAAGGCAAGTCATTCTCTAAATATACTTCTATTTGATTACATAAATTTGTACATTTTATAAAATACCCTAAATTTTTCAAAGAAAATTCACCTTGAATTACTTTTGATGAGTCTTGTTTCAAAATAAAACCCATACTGCCATCTGTTTCAGCCCTATGTATTTCAGCAGAAGCAAATTGACCAGAACACTTAAAAATTAATTCATTTCCTACCGATTTAATTTCCAACTTTTCCGAAATACATGACAAGTCTCGAATTATTTTTTGAAAATCAGTAGATGGTAGATTGATAATAGATGAGAATTTTACGTCGGGATACTCAAGCTCTTCTAGTTCAGGTTCAATCAATCTAAGTTTTTGCGTTTTACATTGCTTAATCTCGCCATTTTCAAATTTTAATGCTAAATGAGAAACAATTCCATCCAAATAATCCGACTTTTCAATATAAATAGTAAGCGTATCATCATTATCAATTGAATTTATCAACTTGAACAAATGAAACATGTTTACACCAATTACTATTTTACTTTTTTTACACTCATAAAATTCAAAATTTTGAGCAGCCAAAAATAAATGCGCTAAAATTGTGTGTGATTTATCCATATTGATTATTCGAATGCCATCTGGTTGAAATGTTATATTGGTTTCTAATAAAATATCTTTCAACGCAGTCATAAGTGTTCTAAAAGGAGCAATTTGTACTGTTTTAATTGTTAAAACATTTCCTTCATTAAATGTTTCATCTAAAGAACATTTCTGGTTTTTATCTTGTGAGTTTGACATTATACTTATTTTTTTAATATAATCTTTAAATACTTATGAAAACTAATTATTTTTGCAAAAATAAACGCGGCAAACATCGCTCATTGTTAAATAATATAAAATAACTATATATATAATATGAATAAAAATGTACTACTATTATCAATGATAATTTGTTATATATTACCAATTTATTATGTATATTATTATTATAATTCTAATAATAGTATATCTAACATAATATGCAATGACAACTGTAAATATTATATTTTATTTTACATGTTTTTAATGGGTGTATGCACATTATTATATGAATTAGAAAGAAATGATATTTATTCAATTTTTTGTGTTTCTTTATTAGTGATTGGAATATATGGACTTATTTACGTAAATGAAACTAATATAATTCATTATATTTTTGCATTTTTAGTTTTTACTTCAATATTATTTTTTATGATGAGACATTGCTATTTATTCGACTGTAATATAATACTACTCTCATCATTATTTTTAGAAATTCTAGCATTATTATTTATTATAATAAATATACGTGAAAATATATTTTATGGCGAGGTTATTTATATTTTGAATTTCGCGTTTTATTATTTATATTTACATTTTATACAAGTTTAACTTTCGGTACACGACGTGTACCATGACCATATTTTCTCTTTGCTATTTTTGCCAATTTTAACGCTTTACTGTTAGGTTTACAACCTTTTTCTAAAATAGAAAAATCTACTGCGGCTGCTTTACCCGATGTAATCGAACTTGCTAATCTTGCTACACCCCATGACTGTCCTGTTTGATTGGGTCTAGAACCAGACGAAAAATAAGCGCCTTCGCCTTTTTGTATTATTTTGGCCAATGCATTTTTCGAACACCCTGTTGCTTTTGCCAATTCGTCTGTTGGACCTATACGATCCACTTTGTACATTTTTTTCGCATTTAAAACATGGTTTGATGGTTTACTTTTATACGATGCCACAGATTTTCTGGTATAATATTTACCACGCTTATACATTTTTCTAGATTTCAATAACATTTTTGATTGAAGCTGTTTGTCTTTTTTGGTCAATCTTTTTGGTAAATAGCGTAAATTTATTTTTCGTGTCGTCATCCTTCTTGTATATATACAATTTTATTATTATTATTAATTAATATTTAAACATACAAATTTAAAATACTAATAGCAACTTATGATAGGACTAGAATTAGAAACAGAAACGGAAACAGAAACAGAGACAGAAACAAAAAATATAGAACAGCTGCAAGAAAATTGTCTACTATCTTTGAACCAACTTTTTAAAATATATGAAAATGACAACTACATGCTACAAAGGATATACACGCATGTTCATAACTACTTACCAAACACTCTTAAAAATGAAAAGATAAACCATGAAAAACGAATTACACGGACACACTATTTATCCAATGAACAACAAATTTTCATACAAATTTTTT